TTTGTTGCACCGCTGCCAGAAATGCGTCACAATTTTAAAGCAGATTGGACAATTTGGATGGACACAATTGATGCCGGTAGATATGAGGACACGAATAAGGCTTTCGTTTCACCAGACTTATATGATTTTAGAATTACTGAACAGAATGCAGAAAAATGGGTTAAGTTTATTGGAAATCACATTCTTGAAAATATACGCAGACCAAGATTTGATTGGCAAAAAGAAACTGTGCAGATGCTGGGGCGTTGGCAACCTTGGCATCCTGGTCATAGAGCATTGTTTGATAGGGCAATTGAAAAGACTGGGCAAGTAGTTATACAGATTAGAGATTGTCAAGGATGGCAAGGTTCTAATCCATTTGCAATTGAGCAAGTCAAAAATTATATTCAAAGAGACTTGGATCCGGTATATCAAGGGCAGTACGAAATTCAGATTGTGCCAAATATTGTCAACATTACATATGGGCGTGACGTTGGTTATAAGATAGAACAAGAGGTATTTACTGAAGAGATTCATTCAATCTCAGCGACTAAGATTCGTAATGAAATGGGAATCGGATGATTTATAATGAACCTTATCCACACCATATAATAGATAATTTTATTGATGATGAGATTGCTCATAAATTGTCAAATGACTTTATGAGTTATGATTCCCCAAATTGGTTTATTTACAACAATCAAATTGAAGTCAAAAAATCATGTAACAACTGGTACAATTTTCCAGAAGAAACGTATAAGTTTTTTCAGTATTTGAATTCTTCAACATTTGTTCAGAGTTTGTCGGATTTAACTGGTGTACAACTTATACCGGACCATGGATTACATGGTGCTGGTTGGCATATTCAACCCGCCCAAGGTAAACTGAATGTACATTTGGACTATTCAATTCATCCTAAGTTAGGTTTAGAGCGTAGATTCAATTTGATTTTTTACCTAACACCAAACTGGAATACATCTTGGGGAGGCAATCTTGAATTGTGGTCACATAACTCAGAGAATAATTCTCCAAAAGAGTTGATAAAAATTGTGGAAAACAAATTCAATCGTGCATTAATTTTTGATACCACTTATAATTCATGGCATGGGTTTTCACATCCAATAACTTGCCCAGAAGGTGTATATAGAAAGAGTATTGCAATGTACTATCTATGTGAACCATCAAAAACTGCACCCAAACGACATAGAGCATTATTTTCAACAACTGAAGAACAGAAGAATGATGAGAATGTTCTAAAATTGATTCAAGATAGGATTAAATTATGACTGAAACATGTGAAGATAAAATTGTTGAAATATTAAAAACAAAAAATATTAATGGTTTTGAAGTAGAAGGTGGAACAGATAAAATCACCATTCATAGTTATTCTGAGATGTACGGAAAACATTTAAACAAATACTTAGACAAAAAAGGGTCTCTCCTTGAAATAGGAGTAAAATGGGGTGGTTCTGCGGTTTTATGGAACGACTTACTTCCTAATTTTAAGTTATGTTTAGTGGACATAGAAAATGTAATGACTCCAGATAATTGGGAACAACTTGATAAGAATAGAATGGAATATCTTATTGGAGATGCTTACAATGATGGAACAAGAAACCAGATAAAAGAAAAATATCCAGATGGATTTGATGTTATTACAGATGATGGGCCACACACTTTAGATAGTCAGTTAAATTGTATTAAACTTTATTTGCCTCTAATCAAAGAAGATGGAGTAATGATTATTGAGGACATTGCAAATATACAAAATTTAAATACATTAATGAAATCAGTTGATATTAATTATGATTGTATTTCATATGATTATAGGCATATAAAAAATCGTTCGGATGATATTGTTTTAGTTATTAAAAAAAGAATGAAAAAATGTAAAATAGTAATGACTGCTATGTTTAAGAATGAGGCATCAGTGACAAAAAAGATGCTTGAATCTTGCTACAAATATATTGATTTTTGGGTTGTCCAAGATAATGGTTCCACAGACGGAACAGATAAAATAGTTAAAGATTTTTTTGCAGAGAAAAATATACCCGGTCACTATTATCAAGTAGAAGAAGGTTGGGTTGGTTTTGGATGGAATAGAGACCACTTAATACAAGTGTGCCAGAGTATTGACCATGGGTGCGACTGGATTCTAAAAATGGATTGTGATGAAACTTTAGAAGTTGATGCTGATTTTGATTGGTCTTTACTAGATGATAAGTCACAACATTCATTTCATATACCAGCTGTACATCCTGGTTGTTTATATTACAGGGCATGGATGTGGAATGCAAAAATGCCTTGGAGATTTAATCACGACCCATGCCACGAAACTAATTACTGTGATATAGAGGGTATTGGCGAAAACTACAACAGATTTGATTTACCTCTTTCTATTAGGCAAGTCGGAACTACAGGAGGTCAAAGTTGGACTGTGCCAACAAAGTTTATTAGTGATGCATTAATACTTGAAGAAAAAATGATTCGTGAAAATACAATGTTAACAGATTCATATCATTTTTGGTATATTGGAAAAAGTTATAGTGATGCATATTCTAGCAATGCTTTTCCTTTAGGCGAATCTCAACAGAAAGAATATGCGAGAAGAACAATTTATTATTTTCAAGAATTTTTAAATTTCACTCACAATTTTGCAAATACAAAAAAATCAAAACATATTGACGAAACCGCTTACATGTCTCTGTTGTTAATGGGAGATGCAAATTGGTATTTAGGACAAAAAGAATCTAGTGTTGAGTGTTATGAATTAGCTGCTCAATTTGCACCCGAAAGAAACGACCATTTATATCTTTTAGCTGAGAAGAATAAATATCTTGGAAATTTTAAAGAAATGTTGGTTTATACATCTATAATGATGCAACCAGAAAGAACGAATCCATTTCCAAAATATATTAACTTCATTGATACAACTTTATATCACGATGGCGGCGATAGAATTAAAAATTTACACGCAGAGGCTTTTTCATATGTTCAATCCATTTGTGTTGCCGAACAAGAACCAGTTGAATTTTTACCAGTACAAAAAAATATTATGACAAATTTTAATATAAACAAAAATTATCAAAACAGAATGTTTATTGTGGATAATTTTTATGAGAATCCAGATTCTATTAGGCAACATGCACTCACAATGGAATTTAAAGAAGATACAAGATATTATAAAGGTCTAAGAACGACTACACACTTTCACCCAAATGGAATTAAAGAAGCATTTGAATCTATAATGGGTAAAAAAATTAACAATTTTGATGGAGGCATCAATGGTTGTTTTCAAATAACTACGGCAAATGATCCTCAGGTGTATCATTATGATTTACAAACTTGGGCTGCTATGATATACTTAACACCAAATGCGCCAATTGAAAGCGGAACTAGACTACATCGTTCCAAAATTAATGGCACAAGACATTCTAGTGAGCCTAATATAGATGGTGCCTTTACTGGTGGCTTCTTAGATTCTACAAAATTTGATGTTACTGATTCGGCTGCTAATATATACAATAGACTAGTCATTATGGATGCAAAATGCATACACTCTGCTGGACAATATTTTGGGCAAGGTAGAGAAGATGGAAGATTAACCCATTTATTTTTCTTTGATTAATTATGACTAAAATAGGGCTCGTTGACGAAATCTCTGTTGAAAAAATTGCAATTTTTTATCATCTTGGTCAACATCATCCTAGATGGAAATTAATGTATCAGGATCAAATTGAAAAAATATTTACAACCGGATTATATGATGTTGCTGAATTCATTCATATTGGAATAGCAGGAAAAGAAAACTTAAAAGAAACTCTTCCTAAATTCAGATACAAATATAACATAAATCATAGTAGTGAAGTTGACACTCTGGAAGATTTATATCAATTCTGTAAAGAAAATGTAGATTATAAAATATTATATATGCATACAAAAGGATTATCCCATGTAAGTCTAGATTATGAATTGGAATACATAGTGGGAGGTTGGAGAAAGTATCTTGAGTATTTTACAATTCACAACTGGAAAGAAAATTTAGAATTATTGAACAGTTATGATTGTGTTGGTACAGAATATGTCAAAACTGCGTATATGAATTATATTCCTATGGATTTTCCACATTATTCAGGCGGGTTTTTCTGGGCTAATTCTAAACATATAAAAAAATTAGGAAATTCGTTTTTGCATAATCCATCTCCTCCTTATATCGATCCTAGATATAATTGTGAATTTTGGTTATTTTCACAAAAAACTAATCATTATAACCACTTTAATTTACAAGACAATTTTGGTAATTTTTATAACAAAAAAAATTATACATTTTTAGATTACATAAAACCACATACAAATCAATTATGAAAAATTTGAAATTTAGTATTATTACACCATCACATGATCCAGGAAACATTCCTTACTTGTTAGAAGCATTTGAAAGTTTGTGTGAACAAACTCATGCCAATTGGGAATGGATATTAGCTATAAACAATAAATTTTTACCACAACTTGTTCCAAAGATAATCAAAGAACATCCAAAAGTAAAAATATATCATACTTATATTGATACAACAAATTTAGGTGCAATCAAGAAAGAAGCATTTTCTTTAGGAACAGGAGATGTGTTGGTTGAATTGGATCATGACGATATGTTGGTATCAGTTTGTTTAGAAAAACTAAACACAGCATATCAAGATAATGAGATTGGATTCGCATATAGCGATTGTGCAATGTTAAATATGGAAGGAAATTTTATTCCTTTTGATAGCACACATGGTTGGACACACAAATCGTTCGTTTGGAAAGGTAAAGAACTGACTGCCATGAATTCTTTTAGTCCTTCTAGCCAGTCATTATCATATATTTGGTATGCACCTGACCATGTAAGGTCATGGAGAAAAACACACTATGTTGATATCGGTGGGCACAATTCAGAATTATTTGTGTGTGACGATCATGAATTGTGTATTAGAACTTATCTAACTACCAAGATACATTTTATTCCCGAAATTTTATATATCTACAGGATAACAGGAAACAATACATCTATAAACAAGAGAAATTCTGAGATACAAGAAAAAACTAAAGAACTACATGCTCAGTATGCACAAAAATTGGCAGAGAAGGATGCTAAGGATAGAAAATTATTATGTGTAGATATTGGTGGAGGATTGAATCCTTATCCAAATTATTTATCTATTGATTTAAGAAAAGATGCGGACGTTATACACGACTTAAATGACGGTATACCTCTCAGAGATAACACGGTAGGTGTACTAAACGCAAGTCATATACTAGAACACTTGCACGATAAGACGAAAATAATGGCAGAAATACATCGTGTATTAGCACCAGGAGGATGGGCGTTTATTCAAGTTCCAAGTACCGATGGAAGAGGTGCATTTCAAGATCCAACTCATGTGAGTTACTGGAATGAGAATAGTTTTTTATATTATACAGATGCATATTTGGCTAATTTTATAGATAACAAAGATATCCGTTTTCAAGAATATCGTAGACAGACATACTTTCCTAATGAATGGATGAAAAATTTAGGCGTATGTGTGACAGACGCTTGGTTAGTTGCAATTAAAGATGATATGCCAAGATTACCTGGTCCATTAAAGATATAAATAGATAATAACTATTGGAAACTATAAATGGCTAAACCCACAACTAGAGCAACATTCAAAGACTACTGCTTACGCAGATTAGGTCATCCAGTGATTCAAATCAATGTAGACGATGACCAGGTTGAAGACCGCATAGATGATGCACTACAATTCTTTGAGGACTATCATTTTGATGGTTGCGAAGAAATTTATATGAAACATAAAATCACACAAACTGATATTAACCGCAGGTATATTCCTTGCCCAGATGCAGTTATTTTTGTGACCGGTATCATACCATTTGACCAGTCTTCTTCATCAATCAATATGTTTGATTTGCGTTACCAATTGCGGTTGCATGATTTATATGACTTCACATCCGTGTCATATGTTTCATATGAGATTACCATGCAACACATTCGTACTTTGAATTTATTGTTCTCCGGAACACCGATGTTCAGATTTAATCGTAAACAAAATAAAATTTTCTTAGACATTGATTGGTCTAGAGATTTACTAGTTGGAGATTATGTAGTGGTTCAGTGTTATCGTGCTATGCGACCAGACACTGTTACTTTAACTGGTACATTAGCAGGCAACACAGTTTCTAATATCATTGTTGGAACATCAACACTATTTGACCAAGAAGTAATTGAGAATGATTTCATTACTCTGTCAAGCGGAGAAGAAGTTCAAATTAGTAAAATAAATTCTCCAACAAATATACAAATTATTGGAACCGGTTTATCTTCAAATGTAACATCCAACACCGCAACTAAAACCGGCATTTCTGATGTATGGGATGATAGATTTCTTAAAAGATATGGTACAGCATTAATTAAAAAACAGTGGGGAGAAAATTTGAAAAAATTTGGAGGAATTCAGATGCCTGGTGGCGTAACTCTAAATGGAAAAGAAATTTGGGACGAAGCAGACACAGAAATTAAATCTATAGAAGAAGAAATGTATAATTTTAATAGTTTACCTAGTGAAATATTTACAGGTTAATCGGAGTTTAAAATTCCTACTAATTTCTATTTTAACAATTTCCCTCAACATCAAATAACTAGTGAGCAATTACTAGTAGAAGATTTGGTAATTGAAGCCATGCAAATACATGGTATGGATGTTTTCTATCTCCCAAGAACAAGTAGGGATTCTGTTGATATGTTATATGGTGAAGACACTATAAAAGAATATCGCACTGCTCATGCTATAGAAATGTACCTTGAAAATGTTACAGGTATGGATGGCGAAGGTGATTTTATTTCTAAATTTGGTCTAGAAATTAGAGATGAATTAACTTTACTTTTAGCTAGAAGACGTTTCTCGGCTACAGTGCCTTTAACACGCCCAAGAGAGGGTGATTTAGTTTATATTCCTTTAGTGAAAAACTTTTTTGAAATTTCTTTTATTGAACATGAAAATGACCAAGCAATGTTCTATACTCTTGGTAGAGGGCGAGCTGGTAATGTATATGTTTATGCATTGAAATTAAAACAATTCGTATTTAGTGAAGAAATAATATCCACCGGAATTGATGAAATTGATGACCAAATATTTAATAGTTATAAACGTGTTTCATTACCATTAGCGAATACGGTAGTATTTCCAGCAGGTACCGGTTCATTCGTTCCTGGAGAAATTATTTACCAAGGTACTTCATTAGCCACAGCAAACGCACAAGCAATAGTGTATTCATATACCGCACACAGTTCAATAGATGTAATTAGAGTTCAAGGAACATTTACTACTGCTAATGTACGTGGAAATACAAGTAGTGCATTAAGAAAAACTATTGGTTATAATGATGACTCTCAAGTTGGTAATAATATATTTGAAGATTTTGCTGATAATGTTAGAGTAGAAACAGAAGCAGATTCTATTTTAGATTTCTCTGAAAATAATCCATTTGGAGAAGCTTAAAAATGTTAAATAATTCTCATTTTTATAATAGAACAATACGAAAAGTTGTAGTAGGGTTTGGTACAATATTCAATGATATATTATTGGTTCGTTATAATAGAGCAGGAACTGTAGAGCATGAAAGAATTCGTGTGCCGCTTACATACAGCCCTAAAGAAAAATTTATTACTAGACTTACATCAGACCCAGATTTAACAAAATCTATAGCCACTTATGTACCAAGAATATCTTTTGATTTGGTTGGTCTAGCTTACGATTCTTCAAGAAAATTTAACACAATAAATAAAAACTTCTCTGTCAACACTGTTTCCGGTGCAGCAAGTTCTCAATATGCTCCAGTTCCGTATAATTTTGATTTTAATTTATCAATTTATGTCCGAAATACTGAAGATGGCACACAAATTTTAGAACAAATATTGCCGTATTTTACGCCAGATTTTACTGTAACATTAGATTACATTTCAACTTTGGGGCGAAAATATGATATGCCAGTTATACTCAATAGTGTAACTCCAGAAATAGAGTATGAAGGAGATATGTCCAGCACTAGAATTGTTATCTGGAACTTGACATTCACTGCTAAGGCTTATATTTTTCCTCCTGTAAATACTGCAGGATTAATTAAGCAAGCTAACACTAACATATTTACAGATACCAGAAGCACTCTATCACAAAAAGTTTATGTAGATTATGCAAACGGTTCTGGTGTTTTAGTTACTGGTGAAGGGTTTAGAGATATCGCAAATACGAAAACCGGAACTATTGTTTATTTTGCTAATAATAGTTTAGGAATTTTAGTAGTTTCTGACATGAATGAGTTACTAGAAGAAAATGATGTTATTGTTGGAGATTATTCTAATGCTAGATATACGATAGACACTGTTGATATGAATCCACTAAGGACTGTAGCAATAATAACAGTACCCGATCCAATCACCGCAAACGCATCTTCTAATTATTCATATACAGAAACAATTACTGAATTTCCAAATTCTCTAACATGAAAAAATTAAATGAAAATCTATCTAATATTTTCGGAGTCCGTCCATTAGAGGAAGGAGAGTCTTCTTTAGTTGAAATTATACCCTCTGAAGTTGATTCTGATTTTGAATTTGCTAGAAACAACATTAGATTATTAGCAGAAAAAGGACAAGTTGCTGTAGACCATATTATTCAAGTAGCAAAAGCAACAGACCATCCTAGAGCTTATGAAGTTGTTGCAACTCTTATCAAAAGTATGTCTGAGGTAAACAAAGATTTGATTGAACTACAAAAAAGAAAAAAAGATTTGTCACCAATTAAAGAACAACCCATTGTGAATGTGGAAAAGGCAGTGTTCGTTGGCTCTACACGAGAATTAATTAATCAAATTAAACAGGTACAGTAAAATGGAAGAACTCATTCAACAATTAAAGGTAATTTTAGCTACGAACTTTGCTTTATATTTAAAGACACATAATTATCATTGGAACATAGAGGGTTCAAATTTTCCTCAATATCATACATTTTTAGATACTCTATATAATGCAATATTCCTTCAAAATGATCCTATAGCAGAACACATTAGATATCTTGATGCATATGCACCAGGTTCGTTTACTAGATTTCAAGAGCTATCTACTGTTAAAGACCAATACTTAATACCAACACCTAATAAGATGTTTGAAGAATTAAAAGAGGATAATGAAAAATACATCATAGAATTGAGGGCTGGCATTGAATTAGCAGACGATGCAGACGAGCCTGCAATTGGAAATTTTCTACAAGAGTTGTTAGGCGCACACCAAAAACATTCTTGGATGTTAAGAAGCATTCTTAAATCATGATAGATGGTTATTTAGGTAATTCAAAACTAAAAAAACCTGGCATAGAAATAGAATATTCCCAGGAACAATTAATTGAAATTACAAAGTGCATTAAAGACCCAGTACATTTTATTAAAAACTATGTAAAGATTGTCAATGTAGACAGAGGTTTGATTTCATTTGATATGTGGCCATTTCAAGAAGAAATGATTCGTGGATTTCATAGTAATCGGTTCTCAATATGTAAAATGCCTCGGCAGATTGGAAAAACTACTACATCAGCAAGTTATATGCTTTGGTGTATATTATTTTCAGATGATTATAAGATAGCCATCTTAGCGAATAAAGGTGATTTGGCAAGAGAGATTTTAGGAAGAATAAAGTATGCTTACGAATATTTACCTATTTGGTTACAACAAGGTATTATTGAATGGAACAAAGGAAACATTATTCTTGAAAATGGTTCCATGATATCAGCATATGCTACAAGCGCAAGTGGTGTCCGTGGAGGTACTTATAATTTAGTTTTTCTTGATGAATTTGCTTTCGTTCCACATAATATGGCACAAGAATTTTTTACGTCCACCTATCCGGTAATCTCTTCTGGTAAAAGCACAAAGGTTATTATAGTATCAACTCCTCATGGATTAAATCAATTTTACAAGATGTGGATAGATGCGGTTGAGCAAAGGTCTACTTACATACCTTTTGAGGTACACTGGTCTATGGTGCCAGGGCGTGATGAAAAATGGAAAGAAGAAACGATTAGGAACACAAGCGAAGAGCAATTTAGGCAGGAATTTGAATGTGAATTTTTAGGTTCTTCGGCTACATTGATACCGGGTTCTAAGTTAAAATCTCTTGTTTTTAGTAAGCCATTATCGTCAAAAGAAGGTATTGATATATACGAAGAACCAAAATCTGGGCATACTTATATCGCTATTGTGGATTCAGCCGAAGGAGTTGCGAGAGATTATTCGGTAGTTTCAATAGTTGATGTAACAGAGATACCATATAGACATGTTGCTAAGTACCGGGATAATAAGATATCGCCTCTTATCTTTCCTACAATGGTTTATAATATTGCCAATAAATATAACCGCGCTTATATACTAGTAGAGACTAATAATATTGGTCAGCAAGTTGTTGACATTTTACATTATGATTTGGAATATGAAAATATATTTAGAATTGAAAGCCATGAGATAAAAGGACAACACATTTCAAGTGGGTTTAAAAAAGGCGCAGCTTATGGGGTTAAAACTTCCAAAACAGTAAAAAAGATTGGTTGCGCTAATTTAAAGACATTGATTGAGAGCGATAAGCTTTCTACTCCAGATTTTGACACTATCGCCGAACTAAATACATTCGTGAGGAATAAAGATTCCTATGCCGCCGAAGAAGGCAATAATGATGATATTGTAATGACTTTGGTACTTTTTTCATGGCTAACAGCACAAAGTTATTTTAAAGAAATCACAAATTCCGATGTTAGACAGAAATTGTTGGACGAAAGAAACCTTCAAATGGACGAAGAAATGTTGCCTATGGGTATTTTGAATGACGGGCTGGAAGAACAAAAACACTTTGATGGCGAAGACCTCTGGACTTTAACTAAGAACAGAGGGTATTTTTCGTCAACTTTATAAAATCATAAATAGATAATACAATTTAGTTCTATAATAATAAAAAGGAGAACACAAAATGGCTTTCCAATTATCACCAGGTGTTAATGTCTCTGAAATTGACTTGACAACAGTGGTTCCTTCTGTTGCAACTACAATAGGAGGTTTAACCGGCGCATTCACATGGGGACCGGCTAACGAAATCACTATCATTAACAATGAAGTACAACTTGCAGAAAGATTTGGTAAACCTGATGCAAATACTTATGAGACTTTTTTTACCGCAGCTAACTTTCTTTCTTATGGTTCGGATTTAAGAGTTGTTCGTTCTGTTGGCGCTAACGCTAAAAATGCTACTGCAAATAGTTCAGCAAACACAGTATTAATTGAAAACAATACTGATTATGAACAAAATCATTCATCAAATACTACAACAAGTTTTCATGCAAAATGGGCTGGAGCTTTAGGAAATTCTATCAAAGTTTCTATAGCCGATTCCCTATCAAATACTACTTTATATTCAGCTTGGACTTACTCTGGAGAGTTTGATTCTATACCAGCAACTTCAACTTTTGCTTCACGTACAAGTTCTGCTAATGATGAAATGCATATTATAGTTTTAGATACTACAGGTTTACTATCAGGGACAGCTGGAACAATTCTAGAAAAATTTGCATTCGTTTCTAAAGCATCTAATGCTAGAAATCCAGATGGCTCTTCTAATTACTATGAGGAGGTATTAAATTCTCGCTCAAAATATTTATGGTGGGGTGGGCATTATAAAGCAAATTGGGGTACCTCTTCTGCTGGTGCAGTAACTTATACAAATATGGCGGCAACAAATACTGCAACATTATATGGTGGAATAGATGCAACACCTACCCCAGCTAATATTAACACATCTTCTGATAAATTTGCTAATCCAGATGCTGTAGATGTTTCATTAATAATGGCTGGACCT